CTTAAACCATTGAGCATCATGTACATACCTATGATGTGTTCCCACTTCTCACCCCAGGATAAGTCCCCTTTGAAATTATCCCTTGACATACTTGAAACTTTCTGGTAGCTCAGTGCAGTCTCCTATGATTTCATCCTTCCACTTTTCTTTCTTCTCCTCCATAGCTACCTGCAATAAGATTAGATACCCAGTTAAATCTTGTATATCATTCTCTTCCTCGAAAGACTTTTGGTTTATAATCCTATTCATCTTATCGTTTATCCTAGCCTTGATAGCTTGAACAGGTTCTATATCAAATAGAACCCCTCTGTCGAATACTGCGTTACCATAAGACTCGTTCTTCCTTACTAGTAAGTCCCTTATCTCGTTACACTTCTCTATTATTTCTTCTTGCATCTTCCTTGCTTTTTAAATATTGTTCTTTCTTTTCACAAGCACAGCTTCGCTTACATGTATTCTGTACTTCATCCTCAGGTATCTCTGTAAAACCTTTAAGGTTATACCTTTCTTGATTGATACTTGGAGTATCTTTGAAATTATTCCAGACATCTTTGATAGTTCTAATGATTAATGAAATGTGTTGTATCATATCTTGCCACTAACTGTTCCTCCTGGTCGTTTAATTATACCACCAAACCCATTACCTTTCTCTCTGACTGGCTCCATATATTCATCACAACAAACTGCTTCAGGACAAACTATCTCGCCATCAACTATCTTCATTGTGTGTTTAAGTATCTCCCTAACATTAGAGTTACAAACTTTACATTTAAACTTAGCCATGTTTATTTTCTTTTTTATTACTAAAAGCATCTATGATTATCGATAAAGCAACCACAGTTATTACTATAATTAAAACGTTCTCTAACATATTGTCTTATTTATTTGTTAAACCAAAGATATACTTAGCTACCTTGTCTGCATTATCTAGCAAGGACTTAGCGTTCTTTGTAGTTGGTAATGTTGATGCTAACTCTACTGCTTTAGCTCTCATCTCACAATCAAACTTGATTAATCTTAATCTTTGTTCTGAATCTTTCTGTTGCTTGTTCATCTTAATATGTTTTAATGTTAGTCCAAAGCCAAGGGTAGAGTGACTTAAGCTCTACCTTTGACACTGACTTGCCTAGCACCCCTGCCAGGACTTTTCACTGTATGCCCAACTCAAGTATGGTACTCACTTATAAATCTTTGTAGTGTGGTTTGTTTTTATTATGCTGCTTAATCTTTAACTCACCCTTCTTTATTTTTATAGTAACCTCATCTAAGTTACAATCCTCTATCATCATACTGAAGTGGGTTAATACTTCGAAGACTGATTTGTTTCTAAACTTTATAGACATAGGTTGCCCATTAGATTGTCTAGAGTTTAAGTCTGTTAGAGTTCCTTTGTAGTACATATATCTTTTAGTAAACATCATGAGACATACATAGGTATCTATGACTCATAACTTTGGTTATCTTTATTTCTACATCAACCTTAGACTTGTGCCTATACCTTAAAGAGTTTAAGAATCTTTTATTCTTCTCTAACTCTGAAGGCTCCAAGTCTGTAACGCAAGTCTCATACTTAGCTTCATTCCACTTCTTAGACTTGACTTCAACACCTTTACTTATCCTTATAGTTCTCCACTTATAGTATACTGTTGCATGGTGTATTTCTTTTTTCATATCCTTGTTCTTTAATAGTGTAGAGCTTCTCCTTTAGATTACTATTCATAACCTTCAATGATAGTATCGTACTTCTTAGCTCAGATATTAATTGTTCTTGAGAGCAATCTCTGTATTTGTATTCTTCTACATCACCCTCCATCTCCATAAGTAAATCATTTACTTTATCATTCAACATAGAGAATAACTTAATGTATTGCTTATCATAAGCCAAGCAATCGTTATGTAGTTTTCTGTAATGTATTATAGTAGCGTGATGCTTACCTAATATATTTGATATAATCCTTAAAGGAAAAGGGAAATGCTTTAGTATCACATTCGATATGCAAGCGTTAGTCTCTACTATATTTCTCTCCCTTGTGCCTATGCTTGTACTCTTAACCTTTCTTTCTTCGTAAGCTATAGCAAACAACTCTTTGATTATATTAGTTTCCTTGTCTGTTATATTTAACGTATCAAAATGATTGGTAGCTTTGTCTATAGCTATATTAAAATTAACTGTATTCATCTTCTAGTTTATTTGATAGTTCAAATTCTTTTAACTTACTCTTAACATCTTCGTACTTAGAGTGTATGTGTATCGCATCAGCCTGAGCTTTGATGCAGTTATCTTTATAGGATAGCATCTTAAAGTAAGTCTGCATAAATTCTATACACGCTTGTCTCATAAGCTCTAACCTTACAACCCTCTTATCTAGCAATGCGTGGTTAGGGTTTCTTGTTTTAAATTCCTTTAGCTCCAGCTCCATGGTGTTTATCTCCTCAAAGAATTTATTATATACCCTCATGCCATTCTGTTCAGCATCGTTAGGCGATGCTTCCCTTACTAGGTTTAATGCTTTCTCTACTAATCCTAAGTCTCTCATTATAAATCTTTAGGGTTCAACCACATATCATCATCTATCTCATCTATATCTATGAGCTTCTCAGGTTCTTTATACTGTTCCTCTAAAGGGTCGTAGTACATCATAGTCTTTCTATTGAAGGCTCTGAATCTACATATATCTTTTGAGTAAGCAAGTATCACAGGGTTCTCATCATTGGTAGGTACACCTACTAACTTCTGAAACTTAACTTTCCTTACATGTACTTGAGTCTTATCCCAGTCCTCTGAGTTAGGGTTCCTGTGTATCGTAATAAAGTTATCACTCCTGTTAGCCCATACACCACCACCCTCTGCATCGTACATTCCTGGAGGTCTAGTCGAGCCATCATCTGACACAGCCCTAGACTTAGCAGAGATAGAGTGCGTTGATATGATGAAGTGTAAGTTATACTTATCTTTAAATCTTCTTATCGAAGCCAAACTTTTATATATGAAGTCATACATAATCGAAGTGTCTGGCTTTCTTAAATCATTCCATGGGTCTATAACACAACCATCAATCTTCTTCTCGTAGCACAATCTCTCAAACTCTCTAAGCACATCCGATGTAGTAGGTACTTCCTCAAACTCTAGAAAGAAAAAGTGTTCGGCTATAAAGTCAATAGCTTTATCTAGCCTATCCATACTCATGCGACTCATCTTATCTTTATCAGCAGTAATACCACATAGCATCTCAGCTATCTCTATCATGATGTCTCCTACTGGGGAGTTCTCAGGTGAGTATACTGCCCACTTCCAACCATACTGCTTACTCATTAAGAGCATAAGGTAGAATAAGAATGTACTCTTACCTCTGTTAGCTAGCCCAGTAATAATGGTAAGCTCCTTCTTCCTCATTGTGAAGTGAGGGTCTAGTGGAGTGATGCCAGTACTAAGTCCTTTAGTGTACCCTTCATTGTAGATGCCTGAGATATATTCTTTAATATCTTTCTTTGTCTGCAACTTAGCAGACACATACTTCTCTTGTTCTAAACTCATCGCTCTACTTCTTATTTGATAGGTTACTACATCTTAGCTTCTGATTAAGTAGGTTATAAACTGTACTCGCCTGCTCATTGTTAGAGTATATTTCTTCTAAGGGTTCTGTTAAACCCTCCATGTATATCTTAACTATTGAGTCCTCAAGAAAGAAGCATAAGACTCTGGTAATATCTATGGTTGCTCCTTTATTTATCTTCACAAAATTCATAACGTTTCTTTTTCTTGGTTAAAAAAGGGGAAGCGTTTAGCTCCCCCTTGTAATTCAATACACTCTACTCTAGATTAGAATGGTAACCCATCATCTTCTTGAGCCTTAGACTTTGTATTGTTTCCTTTAGCTGTAGGCTTAAAGGTATCAACCTCTACGTAGTGAGTCTTACCATACTCGTCAGCACCACCACGTTTCTTTACAACCTTTAGCTTTACATATTTATCTCCGTTGTATTCGAACATAAACTCTTTAGCATCTACACCTAACTTACTTAGGTTAAGAGAAAACTCTACTAAGTCTCCATCAAATTTCTCAGTTCCATTACCGATGTAAATCTTTTCTTTTGTCATTGTACTCATAATTAAAAAAATAATTGTTTAAACGTTTTCATTCCCATCTGGTTGTCGATTAAGTTTGCAATGTACATAGCCTGCTCAATAGTGAATAGTCTAGGTTCCTTTACATACTTTCTTAAGGTTGGATAAGACATGGGAATATCGTTCCTCTCCATCCCTAAATGTATACCCCTCATAGAGAGGTTGTTCTCTGTTAGTTCTTGTTTTAAATAACTCATTATAATGTTTCTGTTATTAAGTGTTCTTCAACTACTTGTTCGTTGTCTATAAAGAATCTCCTATAAGTATCTAGTAAATACTTATACTCATCTCTACCTCTATCCATAAACTCTTTACCTGCATAGAATATAGATACGTTGTAAGGCATCTCTTTCTCCTGCGTTATAAAGATAAACTCATCACACCCAAAGCCATCTGAATAAAAGGCTGATTGTCTGTCGTAACCATACTTCCTACAAGAGCCTGAGAAACCCCAATGACTACCATCTCCAGTAGTCTTAAGGTCTATAAGGGTTGAGCCATTACGATAGTCAGCCTTACCTTTACAGAACACACCAGTATCATCGTCTTGCCAAGCGTTAGCTATCTCTCTTTCTCCCTCAGTAACAAGTAAGTCTCTTACTTCTTTGTGAGAGAACAATACATCCTGCATACGCATTATCTTATCGTACTCCTTCTGTAGTATTATAGTAGGGGCATCAGGATTGTTAGCCTTAAACTCTTTATATCCTTTAGTAGTCCTTGTAGCTGAATCGAATACCTTAACCTTGTCGTTAAACTCATTAGGTTCTAACATAGCTACATGGTATGCCCTCCCAAATATCATAGGGAAAGTCTCCGTTCTCAAATGAGGATTATCCCTCATAAGTTTGTAGGTACGTACATCTTTCTTTATCAACCCCAACTGCGAGTTCGTAACAAACTCGTAGTCGGAGTAATAGAAAGAGTCATCCTCTATCTTCTTTATGAACTTATCTAGGTTCACTATTGTAGAGTGTTAATTCCATGTCCCAATTGTTTTCTTTAACGTATCCTCTTGAGTCTTAGTAAGTAGGTAGCCACTCATCTTCTGCTCAACCACTGCACCTTTACCATCCTCAATAGCTTTAATCATAGCATTGTACTTGTCTGCTGATAGCTTAGGCTTAGATGTATTGGTCTTTAGGTTACTCTTATACCTAGTCTGAGAAGTAACTGATGCGTTACCATCATCATCCTCACCAGTAATCACACCTACGAATGAAGCTAGTGCGTATCTTCTAGCATAAGAGATAGCTGAACCTACACCATGTGCATCTTCCTTAGATGGAATGTACATAGTAGATGAGATAAACTCTCCACTTGAGTGTGATAAGATTGTTGTTACACCACCAACATCTGTAGGCATCTGTATGATAGCCAGTTCGTTATCAGCAAGTAGGCTACGAACTGAATCCCATACTGAACCTAAGTCAGCATAGCTTGATTTAAAGAAAGGGTTCTTTGAGTTTTCTTTAGCAGGTCTTAGTTGAGCCTGCACTTTTGATAAGGCAAGGGTTAGCTTACCAATTGTTTCTGATTTCTCCATGTTGTCTTTAATTTAATTTAGCTTTTACAAATATAAAAAAAATTTCTAACTCTTGCAAATTTTATTAGAAATATTTTGTTTAATTTTATTTAGAAAATCACACCTCATGTAATCTTCATCCTGTTCGAATATCTCTATGAGCCAGTCTAGGGTTACGATTATATCCTGCATCTCCTCATCTGTACCATCAATATTCTCATGACCTAAGTACTCCTCTATCTGTACGATAGACTTATATATTTCTTCTACTTCGTTCTCCATTATCTATCTATTTTATAACCACTCACTAGGTATTTACCAGTAGACTTAATCGTCATAGGTGGACTATTAGTTCCCATAATCATGGAGTAGTTATCGTTATTATTAATCTGTCTTACCTCATCTACTATCTTAATCTTACCATCCTCAATCTCAAACTCTGATTCTGGTATTGAGTATAGGTACTTACCATCCTCGTATACATCATACATCTCTACGTTGAAGGTACTATTCTTTTTTCTTACTGCTTCTATCATTGCTATCTTCTTTAGTTGTTACTATTATTATCGCTAGTATTACTAGCCAACACACTATTACTTTCATTACCCTTAGCTTGTTTAAGTTCTTCTTCTAGTTCTTTAACTCTTTTCTCTAAGGCTTGTATCCTTAGCATATTAAATTCATTACTACTCATAATTAGTTTCTTTACTTTGTTAATGTTACCTTGATGTACCCAAGGCTCTTTATATAAAAAGTCCATGTTCATTACTATGTATGTCTAGTGTTCTATTTAGTATTGTTTCTACCCAATCGTACTGCTCATTATAAAAGTCTTGAGCATCCTCTTGAAACATCATAACATCCTCTTGACCTACCTCAGATGAGGGTGCGTAAGTATCTTCTCCAAACCTTTGTATGGTAATCTGAGTTGCTATATCATCTATGAACTCCATGTACTTTGCGTTATCTATATATATCTTAGCCATATTATATTACTTCTACTTTAGTGTATACTTTAAAAACATCCCAGTAATCTCCTATGTGTGAGTGTACTTCGTCATTCTCTCCTACACACAACATTATCCTACCATCTTCCTCGCCCATTTCTATAAATGAATTTATCTCTTGTACATCCTTGAACTCTTCATACCACTTCAGACAAGATGCCTCGTATATTACAAACTCTCTGTGGTTACTTTTCTCAAACCTATTATCTCCATATTCATCCTCACTCTCTAACAAGTCGTGCTTATTCATGATAGCATCTAACTCTGCCTCATCTCTCTTTGGTACTGCTATGTACACTTCGCTATAATATCCCATAATTTCTAGTTGTTTTGGTTTGGTTCTGTATTGTTTGAGATGCTATGTGGTATGACGTACTCACCTGAGAACTCCCCATAGTACTCCTTGATTTGTTTAACTCTAATTTGAAGTTGCTCTATTGTTTCAATAGATAAATTATATATATCTTCTTTAGTGCTATACTCATCTTGTGCAAAATTTAATATAAAGTCTATCAAATTTTTACGTTCGTTTATTACTCTCATAGTCTTAGTTGTTTTGGTTTTTAATAAATTCTACTGCTTGTGCGTGTACGTTTTCTATATTGTACTCTGTTGGTCTGTTAATCATTCTCCAATCATTATAATTATCAGGGTTTAGTTGAAGATTAATCTTTTTAAGGACAGGCATCAGCCAATCCCAAGAGGTGTGGAATTTATAGTAAGAGTCATTTTCTCTCCATAGTCTACCATGAAGTTCAAATGTATCCTCTACACTCTTTTTGTAAGGAGATTCCCAAGCTAAACCAATATAGAGTTCAGCTAATTTATATCCCATAAATTCTGCTATAAGTTTATTGCTTGATTCCATCTTCTTTGTCTTTAGGTTTAACATCTTTGGTCTTGAGGATAGTGAATTGGTGTTCTTTATTCAATGCTCTCTCGTGCATCTCTCTCTGTATCCTGCTACTCTCTGCGTATGATTCTCTCATAGCTATAAATAATTCTTTCATCTGTCCCATAGTTTTAGTCTTTTATGTTGTTTATTTTTGTTCATCTAAATTTATTAAATGTACGCTTTGCTCTAAGTTTTCAATAACAGATTTTATATATTTTCTTGAGAGAAAAACATTACTATAATTCTCAGCACTATCTAAGTTATTAAGTAATTTTATTATTTTTTTAATATCTTTTTTCATAATTTTAGTTGTGTTGGTTTTTAATAAATTGTACTACTGCTTTGTAGGTTACGTTTATATCACACTCTTCAAGAGCATAGTAAACCCTATCAAAATATTCCAATCGGTTCTCTTGTCTACATTTCTGTACCACTGGCATAAGCCAATCCCAAGATAAATCAAATTTCATATCACTAAGATGAAAATTGCTTCCATCCATATGATTATGTTTTCCATCAACATAATAATAGTCTTTGTAATCTTCATGCTTCCAATTAGCCATACTTGTACCTTTCCAATACTTAGCAGATGTAGGGTAACCCATAAATTCTGCTATAAGATTATTGCTTGCTTCCATAGTGTTAGTCTTCATCTTCTGACTCGTTAATAATATCTTGTACTTCTTCCATGTCCCAATTATCTGTAATGGTTTTACATAGTTCAACAAGTTCTACTACTGCATTCTTCTCATAAGAGGACATCTCTGTTACCTCGTCATAAATATTTCCTAATGCTTTTTTGCAATCACGCAGGTCAGCTAATGTATTTTCGAACCTGCAATAAGACATATTTCCCATAGTAATTTAGTTTTAGTTAGTAATAGAATAATTGAAATTGTTCTTTCAAAGCCCTGCCCTCTCTTGTGTTGAAGCCATAGCTATGTGTGTACATACCCTCTATTGGTTTATCTTCTACCATAAAGAGGAATACTTCTTTTGGGGTTGCTTCGTGTCGCTTTGATATTTCTTTGCAAGCATACTCCATTTTATCCATATCGTGTACTACCTTACCATAGTTATCCATAAGGTATTTGTGCATCTGTTTTGCTTTCATAGTTATTTAATTTTGTATTCATCATAGGTTAAACAATAGTGTACACTATTAGGTTGTAGGTCTAATAGGTGTTTACAACAATCCATATAAGAACCTTTGTGTAAGGTTTCGTTGTTGTAGTATAGAGTGTATGTTTTCTCCATAGTCTTAGTTGTTTTGATTGTTAAGTTCATCTCTTAGTTTAATTGCGTGTAGTAATCTCCAATGCTCATCTTTAGTTCCCTTATCTGATATGTAGTCTATCAATTCCTGTACAGAATTACATTCATTAATCTCCTTGTTCCAATCTCTATTAAGATTGAGAGGGGTTCTAATAAGTTTGGATTGTAGGTATCCGATAGTTAAGTAGTTCATAGTTTCTAGTTGTTTAGTATTTTAAAGTTATAAGCGTATACTTCTTCCTCAATATATTTTTTACCTTTTTCTGTTCTTACCACCTCATCTGTCCACAAAGAAAATAAAGAGTTATATGCCTCGTTAAATTCATCATCTGATACACACTTTATTATCTTGTTAAAGATAGGTGCTGTTTCTTCGTTATCATTCCACCATTCCCCTAAAGATTCATCTCCAACATATTGTATAAAATATTTGTAAGCTGAAATAATTGGCTCATTATTTACAAGTAATTTGTTTAAATCGTTATCATAAATTGAGATTGTTTTCATAGTTTCTAGTTGTTTAGGTTAAAGTTATTAACATTGATGGTATTCTCTTGCTTGCTAATATAATTATCTGTAGCTTTGAGCATAATCTAATACCAAAAGTTAGTGTAGTATACTAAGGTCATCAACACTATCTCCCACAAGCCCCACCAAAGGGGCGTAGTGGTAAAAAGGAATACAACACACATCTGAATTAGCGATAACTATATCTATATTTTTATTCATCATCTGAACAATCATTGCAGTATTGATAATCGTGGTCTTGATTTGTATACTCATCTTCGCAGTATACATTACCACACATTGAGCATGCTTTGTCTTTTAGTTCTGTTGGGTTCATAGCTTTATCGTTTTGTTTCTACAAAGATAGTAAATATTTTTCTAATACACAAGGACTTCGAGGTTTTATTTCAAACCTCTTAGTCTTCTATATGTTACCCAAACTATTGCTTGTACTTGGTAAGGCTTAAGGTTGTATTTCTTTGCTACTTTTTGGTAAGCCCTCTCACTATCTCTGTATCGTTTCTCAGTTAGGGCAACCGAACCACCCTCGTATACATTGTTTGCCCCTTTGATAGCGTGCCTATCTATTGTTACCTCACTACTATCTAGGTCGTATATATTGTAGAAGAAGGACTCAGTTTTGTACCCTGTCTTACCTCTCAGTATTGTACCTACACTTTTCTTGTTAGGGTTGCTTAGGTTAAATATCTCTAGGGCTTTGCGTACATTGTTCTTATACGTTCCGTACTTACCTGCCATAGCATCTCCATTTAATGCAAGGGCTATAAAGTTATGAGCATCTGACTTGTTCCGTTCCCAATTAGTTGCAGGACTCAAGGCTGAGATTATACCTGCTACTTTACAGGGACTATCTAGGTTGAATAATTCACTTAAGTGATGAGCATAAGTATTGGCTTCTTTGTACCAATTACCTCCGTCTATTTTCTCTGTATCCGAAGCCCCGTTTAAAAGGGCTTCGATATGCTTTGTCTGTGTTTGAATTGTCTTGAACTTCATAGCTTATAATTTGATTAATGATTTCAGTATTTGTGTATCTCTATCTATTTGAGCCTGTTTCTTCTTGTACATTGAAGACTCTTTTAATTCGAACCATTTAACTACTTCATGGTTTTCTTCTTCTTCAATACAGCCCCATGTTATTGGTTCACTATTTCCTAAGGTTATATATAGTACTGCTTGAAAAGTAAAATTTTTATACCTACTATTACCTTTTATTCGATACGTTACTTTTATGTCGTTCTCTAGTAGTACCTCTTTGTCGTACTTACTTGCATCTATTACTGAAAATTTATTCAGTTGGTCTAGTAATTCTCTTACGTTCTCCATAGTGTTTAGTTGTTTAGTTTAAGAATAAGTCTGTTAAAAAGTCTATTTGTTCTTTACATTTTTCCTTCTTCCCTTTTAGTCCGAAATACTCTTTAAGGTCTTTTAGCTTCCAACCTTTGTGTGGCTTCATTCCTATACAGAATAATCCTATATCTCGTTTACTTACTATTAGGTTGTATATACCCATATTACTATTTGTAGTGTTAATTCTTAGACTCTTGTTTAAGTCTTCGATAAANCTTGTATCATGTTGTATGTCAGCACAATACATTAAGTCTTTTATAGTGAATAGTTCTGAGCCTATTTGCACTTTTTTCTCTAGTATATTCATTGTTTATAGGTTGATTGATTAGTATGTTTATTGTTGGTGGGGTGTTTAAGCCCTCTAATCCCTTATCTTTAGGCTTTGATAGTATTGTACATTTGACTAGTAATACGCTCGCATTTAGCTATCCTAGTACCTTTCGAGCTACATTTCATTACCCTGTCATACTTACTAGGGCTATCCATGTAGATACCATTAGCTAATTTGCGACCTTGCTTGTATATCTTAGCTAATTTCTTAGCGTTGAGCTTAGCCGTAGCCCAAGCCTTTGATAAGCATTGCCCAAAGGTAAGGGTATTGAAGTGTCCTCTAAATTGCTTCCATGCGTTACGCATTATTCTAGTTAGGTCGTATTTACTTTCATGATATGTAGGTTTTAATATACGTAGTGTAGTGAATATCTCTACACTTTCAACACTACAAATGTCGGAATAATAATTGACATTAGCAAATATTTTTCTAACTATTTTCAATATAATGTAAAGTTTTTTTCCAATGCATGCATT